CCTCCTAAGGGGAAGGTAGCAGGTTCGAGTCCTGCCGGGGGCACCATTTTTTACATTAAAAACATGAAGTTATAAGTTTTTCGCCAAAATATTTGTAAGTGCAAAAAGTTCGTAAGTGCAATGTAAGTGCAACCGGCCCACATTTTAACCGCTCGCATAGACTGCCCAACGGTTGCGCCACCTGCCCATTGGTGGGACTGTCAGGAGAGACTGGCACCTTTCCTGTTTAATCTATCCCGCTCTGGCTCAATCACTTTGAGCAATGGCCGTTGCCCGTCCATGACGCCTACAACGCCCACACCAGCAATAACAGCGCCCACCATATAAACACCAGGGCCAAGCCGGTTGTATTTGTCCAGGATCATGACGCGCCAGGATTCAATATCCAATAACACGCCTTTAGCGTCAGGCAAGCGACGAACCACACGCCGGTCAGTGATTCCCAGCCATAGGCTCTGCTCGATGCCGGTACGCGTTACAATGCCCACCTGATCGAATGTTGCCCGCTCGTCTAGGGTGGAGTACACCATGTTATGCCATCTGCGAAATTCCATATACCAATAATACTGTATAAAAATACAGTTAAAAATATTGACCTCTGATTCGGACATTAAAAAACCCTGCCGGAGCAGGGTTCTGTGAAATTCGGATTGTTAGCGGCAAATGTTGTCTCGGTGCCTCTCGGCGTCCCGTATTCGCTGGACGTAACGCTGTTCTTCGCTGATTGTGTAGCCCTGGCGCTTCAATGACTGCCAGCGCTCCTGCGCCCTTTGTAGCCGGTTCTCTGCCCCCTGGCAGATATAGTCAGGGCTTTCATCTCTGAGGTCTGACGCCTGCTGACTGTAGCGCCGAGCCCTGTTGTCAGACGCTTCCTGCGCCTTCCGGAGTTGCAGTTTCCGCTCCTGCCTTAAAATGTCCGATTCGTACTGACGTTCTGGCGCCATGCTGCCGGTTTTGCTTTCACGGATGGTTATCTGTTCCTGCTCACCGGGCGGTGGCTGGCTGCCAAAGTGGACGCTGCCGTTTGCGTCAGTCCATTTGTACACCTCACCAAAGGCGGGCGCCGCGATGAGGGTAAGCATTATCAGAATCAGGCGCATGAGGACCTCCTTGTTATGTGCCTTATTGAGGCTAGCACAACGAAGCGTGCTGTCACTCCCTTGAAATGGTGCGGCTACTGTTTGCGCTGACTGAGCGTCTAACCTTCAATATTAGCCAAGTAATCTTCCAGCGTTCGATCTAGCGTTTCCCCAGTTCTGGCGATGGCGTTTTGTGCTTTGACGCAATGGTGCTTGATTGATTCTATAACTCGGGTCTGTAGTTCAGGATGGCGGCGCTTGATGTTCAGTGGCAGGGTGTCGAGTTCTCCGGATGCTTCGCCTGCAATGCGTGACAGAACCAGCGTGATTATTTCCATCGGGGCGGTCTTGCCTTTGGATAGGTCGTTTTTGATTTCCTGCCCTTCTGCCTGGGCGCTTGTCAGTCTCAGGCGCTCCGCTTCAATGTCGCCATTGCTGCCTGAGAGATCAGCCTTTTCTAGTCGGTTCGCCAGAACAGATCCCACATCGTAATAGACCTGCTTTCCAATACGGGCCACCGGCTCAACTTCCCAGCGGGCGAAGGCGGAAACAGTCACGCCAACACTTTTGGCCATCTGTTGCTGGTTCAGCCAGTGCGGATAGGGCTTATTAATCATACAACCACCTGCCTATAGAATTTTCGTATGTAGCGAAACCTCGCGCCTCTGCGCACCCTCTAGGCCCCTCCCCTTCAGGAGTACCTTTTTTAGTGGGCGCGAACATCAGCCATCACAATTTGAGTTGCGATCCCTTGCAGTGCGTCCCGTTCAGCGTTTGTGATTTCGCCTTGCCATGCCATCAGTTCAGCCATCGCCATGATCATTATCTGATAGCAATGCAGGGCCTCGTCGCTTTCCGGGCTTTCCATGTGGGCAAGCGTTGAGCCAATCGGGTGATTCTGGAATCTGTGGAGTAATTCGGAGTGCTTCATGGTTTCCCCCTGGGGGTAGTCTGTCGGGGTGAAGGTGGCAGTTTTGTTAAGGGTGACTGCCAACACCCATCCCAAACCGTCAGCAGGTGAGATCACCACCTGCGACGAATGGCACATTTTCAGGACCATGTGCCAGGGTCCATACCTCTGCACGTCTCAGGAGGACAGCAGAGAGTATTCTCACGCCTTATGCTTGTCCGACTTTGACCAGCCCGCGATAGTCCACCGGCACGGCGGCGAACTCCAGGCGACACTTCACGGACAGACCGTCAATGTCCCAACCTTCGCGGGTTTCGTAGTGCGGGCGGGATGCACCGGCCAGGTAGGCGCGGGTGATTGTGTCCACCTGGGTAGGGCTGGCTGCCACGTACCAATCCGTTTCGCTAACCTCATCCAGACGCGAATCGACAACCAGAGTCAGGCCACGGATAAACGCGGGGTTCTCGGTGTCGTTCGCCTTCGACGGATCGACGGTCGATGCAATCAACTGTTCTGCGAGTGTTTCCAGGGAAGCCGGAACAATCAGGAAACGGGGCTGAAGGTTCAGCGGTGCCAAGCTGTTCAGACCTCGCTGCCTGCGCATCTGCGACCGAACATCGCCGAGGGCTGAGGCGGTCAGGCCTGAAGCGGTTGCAATGTTGTTGTGGTCGGCATGGAACAGCGCTTTGTTGTCGCTCAATTTCGGGTTACTGGTCAGCGCCAGGTAAACCAGATCCGCTTCCTTACGGCGGGCGGCCATGCCGAAAGCCTGCGGCAGTCGGGTGAATGCCTGAAGATCATCGTTGATCATGGCCTCATAGGTCATGCTGAAAATCTTGCCGAACTTTTCAATGTTGAAGCTCATGCCGCCATCGCTGAAGGTGCCTTGTTTGTATTCGGCGCCTTCTGCGATTTTGTCCAGGTCCGGGGCTTCACTGAGCTGCACCAGGCTTTGCTGCTTAAAGTCGGGAACCTCAGTCTCGCCGGTCCAGATCATGTGCGACTCTGACGATTCCATGTAAGCATCCCGGAGTGCCTTCCCGGCGGTGTTGTTCATCAGGTGGGTGAAATCACCTGTGCTGTGAGAAAACGCCTCGTTGAGGATTTGCTGCTTATTCATCAGCATGGTGCTTTTGCCGGTCAGGTTCAGAAAGCGCTCTGCCTGGGCGGCTAGTGGAAGGTTAGCCAGTTCGCGGGCACCATCTGTCGGATTCTTCACGGCGATATTGTTGCGCATTAGAATCGCGTCTGTGGCGTCTGCTTTGAATTGCTTGAGGTGGTCTTGCTGGTCCATAACGATTGCTCCGGAAGTCGAGGGTCTTTGGTCTTTGCCCAGTTCATTGAGCAAATGGGCGCGTACAGCATCAGGGGTGGTTTTACCCTGGGCCATAAGGCTCTGGGCGGTGACGTTTTCAAGCACTGTGCTGTCCTTCCAGAGGTCCAGCATGTTCTGAATCTCGTTGAGGTTATGGCGGGCTTGGCTGTGAATCTGGGTGATTCGGTCGGGCACATGGTCGAATTTTGAAAGGTCGGCAGATGCGGCGATTGCCATCTCTGCGATAACCTCATCCACGAATCCCAGTTCCAGGGCTTCAGCAGCGGTAAGCCAGGTTTCAGCCGCTAGCATTTCGGCCAACTTGGCGTCACTGAGCCCGGTCTTTCTGGCGTAGGCGGCGATCAGTGTTGGCTCGAACTTGTCCAGGATTTCGCCGGTTTTGCGCATTTCGTCAGAATCACCAACCGCACCAGACCACGGCTTGTGGATCATCATTATCGCGTTTTCAGCCATCCGGCTTTTACCGGCCATCGCCACTACTGAAGCGGCACTGGCGGCCAATCCGTCAATCCAGACAACAACGTCGGAAAGTTCATTCAGGGCGTTCAGAATCGCGGCGGCGTGGGTAACATCGCCACCTGGGGAGTTAATGCGAACGTTGACGGTTTTTGAAGCGTCCAGGGTTTTGAGTGCGTCGATAAATGCTTTGGCAGTGGTTCCACCTTCGCCGATGCTGTCGTACAAATAGATTTCATTGTCGGCTAGCAGTGCTTTGATTTTTCGTGTCATTGGTCGAGCTCCGTTGATGACTTAAAAACAGATTACCGGGGTATGCAAATGTCTGAAATACTGCGGGTTTCGTCGGAATATAGGAGGGTTAGGAACCATCCCCATTGATGATTTCGAGGGTTCGTTTCCAGCCAAGGGCCAGCTTTGAATCGCCACGATGGTCCATGCAGATTTGCCGGAGTTTCCCTAACAGAATCACCGTCTCGTATTCCTTGCAGGTGCGCATCGCGGGAATGGCGGTATTCATGGCGTGGTCAATCAGCTTTGCGGTTATGACTTTTCCGTAATCGGCTGAGAGGTTGCGGGCGGCGTCTCTGATTAGGCGGTTGCGCTCTCTGGTCCGCCATACATAACAGAGTCGTTCCTGTGCCCGTCCAGGGCCAACGGATAGGCCAAGGCTGTCATCAAGGGTTTTCATGTGGCCAGAGCGGTATTGCTTCATGCCGGTCAGGAGCCAGGTTCTCAGTTCTTCGGAGAGATCCCTTTTCCCTTCCAGGGTGTCGATCAGTTCCAGGGCTGCTTCAATGGGCGTGATTTGTCGTCTCATTGCTCACGCCCCCCGAACTGCAAAGTCATGGTTGAAATCATCCCGGTGCAGGGACGGAAGGGACGGAAGGGACGCTTTTTCCCATCGCGTCTACTACGGGATTTTTCTTTTTTTATACTTGGGTGGCGTCCCTGAATAACTGACAGAAAGGTTTTCTCGTTACGTAAGGTATGAATAAATCCGTCCCTTCCGTCCCTTTTTGCCTGAATCCCCTGTGCCCCAACGGTTGAGGCAGGGACGGTTAACCCCCGGTCTGTCCCTAATCTCTCCCTTATGCTGCCCTTAAACATGAAGCGCCCCCCGTTCTGCTGCACTTCAGCCCGATAATGAACCGGCGGCCATTGGATTTTTTCCGCTCGAATCCGAGTATTACCACGCGGTCAATAAACGACTTTTGAGTAAGCCGGTGATGTATGCCGTTGTCAGCGGCCCAATCCCGGTAGGCATTGAACAAAAGTTGCGGCTCGATTCGGTCCAGATGGCTGGCTTCGCAATCCTGTTCAATGAACTGGGCCACCTGATCGGCCTCTAAGCGCCATTGGTCGCGGGCTTGCTTGCAGCTTTCCGGCATGGTGAATCCCACCTGCAATGCGTCTGCGTAGGCATCAAGGGCAAGCGTCAGGATTCCGGGCAGTTCTTCCATCAGCTTGTTTTTCAGGTTGGGATCACAGTTGCCCATCTCCGGGGTGAACTTGTTGTTAAACTCGATCACCAGGGCACGACGAAATAAAGCGCCGGAAAAGTCCCGCGTGTGGGGCATGTGATTCGTGCCGAACCAGCACGTCGAGAAAGGCCGCATATCAAACGGGTCTTTGTTCTTGTGCTCTACGGTTGTCGGTTCGCCGGAAGTGATACCTTTCAGGGCGTCATCATCAATGACTGCGCCTTGCTTGATCTCGGTAACAATGTTCGCCAGCTTGTTGTGAAGGTGGGCGCGCTGAAACTTGTTATCGAATTGCGAAGGTTGAACAGCCGCCACATTCTCACGGCCTGCCAGGGCTTCCAGGGCGGACAGAAAGACGGACTTACCGTTGGCACCACTACCCACCAGAATAATGAATCTCTCATGGTTACAGTGCGCCATGAGCGTGTAACCCATCATCTCCAGCAGCGCAGTTGCCTTGTCCCCTGCGTCTGGGTCGCTCTTGAACACATCAGAGAGAAACTTAATAAACTGTGGCGCTTGCACCTTCGGGTCATACTCGACTGGCACCTGGGTAGTGCGGTAATGCTCCCGGTTATGCGGTATCAGTTCCCACTGCCCGGAATCGGAAAGCATCAATTCACCATTGGGCGTGTTAACGCATTCGACTGGGCCAACATCAAAGGCATGTGCGGGCTTATAGATTTCAGTCCTGAGCAGATCCGTAACGCTGTCCACGTTGCTTTTGCGCACGGACTCCACCTTATCCACGATGTAAGTCTGCACCCATTGTTTAACGCTGCGCTCGTCCTGCTTTCGCCAGACGCCACAAGGTTGCCACCTGTAGACAAACGACTGATCCGCCAACACGTTCTCAGTGCCAATTTCCGACGCCAGGCCTTGTGCCAGCTCCAGGTCGTCGGCTTGGTGGTCCTGATCGGTTTGCCGTTCAGCCTCCTGAATAGCTTTAAAAGGCAGCTTGGTTGTCTTGCGTATCGCCTCGTGAACTTTCCTTTTTTGGATTGCTGGCAAGGCCGCACACTCGACAATAAGCGCCTCGATTTCTTCCGGGTCAGTGTCCAGGGTGAAGCCTTGAGCGGTTGCGACTAGATCCGGGTACGATCTCGGGTCTGCTACTTGATTAAGGTTCAGTTTGTTGCGGTAGTCGGTCAGTGTCCGGTCGTCACAATGCGCGTGCATACACTTGAAGGCGGGGGTCTTGAAGCCGCCAGTATTCGCGGGATAGTAGACGGTTTCAGTTTGCCCGCTGTCGCTGGAATGTTCGGCCTCAAAGGGGCAGGCCACATTATAACCAGCATCAGGTCGGCGGGAACGAACCATACCGGCATCATTCAGAGCCTTCAGGATCTCGTCAGCCTCGCTAATTTCTAACTGTCGGGCCTGGCGTGAAGTGCCTTCCTTTTCCAATGGCGGGAAGGCTGCCAGGATCTTGTCAGCCGTGTACGGCAGGCCGCCGTTATCCTGCATCATGCAAACCATGAACGGTTCACCCTTGCGGTGATAGAAGCCGGGGAGCCTCAAAACGCGGGGCAAATCCGTAACGCTGGGGTCAGTGCCAAACCTGTCAGCGATCCGGCGTTGCACGCCCTCAAACTGAGCCAAGGGCAAATTATCCACCAGCCAGTAAGGGTGTGCATTGCCGGGGCTACTTTCGACAATGAAGTTCGCTTCCGGTGTGGCGTTCAGGATCGGGGCCAGGTCTGCGCCATCCGTGTCAGCAAATACCGCCCTTACCCTTTGGATATTCTCTGCTTTGCGGCCTCTGAGATCGGTCTGGTTAACGGTTACGAATACACCCGCTCCAATCCGGTTGAGACTTTCCAGCGCTGCGGCGTGTCGTGATAGTGGCCCATGAAACACGTGTGCGTATTTCTTCGGCTGGCTTTTCCGCTCCCGCTCCTTGTCCTCTGCTTTAGCCTGGGGGCTATCGGCAAAGGTCTGGAAGGTGAAGGCTTCCGCCTCCTCATCCAGCAGAGTCAGGAATTGTTCAGCCAGGGCAATGTCAGCTTTTAATACCTGGGTCATACCTCACCCCCCGGCATCAGCACGTATTCACCCACACTATGCAGGCGCCCTTGAGTGTCGGCATCTTTGCGCCGGTTGGTGGTGATGTTGTACCCACGTTTACGCAATTCCATGACGCGGGCGGCGGGGTGCATGACGTTTAGGTGGTGGCGGGCTTCTAGCGTTGTCAGTGCCCGGTGATTTTGCAGGTAATACAGAATCCGGGCGCGCTGTGCCGTTGTGCTGAGATCGCCAACATCAGAAAAAATGTTATACTGTAACGGCTCGTCTAAAGCACTCTGAGTACCGCCCTCGCCGTGGATCTGCACAATCCGGGCGGGGGCTTTGCTTTGCTCACTCATGCAAACCTCCGCTTTCCCGCTGTTCAGCTTCATCATTCAGCTCTTCAAGCCAGGCCATAGCCTCTAACAGCTTTTCGCGGGCGGCATTGGCCAGAGCGGGGCCAACCACCTTTATCTCGGCGCTGTCGTCGTGGCCGTAAAGCGTGTCCCTGAATGGATTTAAAAGCAGCTCCAGATCCATCAGGATCAGCCTGTTTTTTAGGATCTCTTCGGCGTTGAATTTGGACTGGCTCATGCCCTGCCCTCCAGCGCGGCGGAAAATTCCGCTTCCTGTTGGGCAGTAATGATTCTGCGGCGTCCGACTTTTACGCTTTTCAGCTTGCCGGAATTGATGAGGTTATATGTGGTGTTATTGCCCCATCCCCATCGCTGGGAAAATTCGGCAATACTGAAGGCTCTTTTATCGGTGGTCTGGGGCTTGTCTAGTAGTGCGGTCATGTTCTGACTCCCGTGTGCGTTTGTCTGCGTTTGCGGGAATCAGATTGCTTATTTTTGGCGGGTCGCCCTTACCAAATAGCTTTTGAGGAATCGGGGTAGCTATTTGGGGTCATAGTTCATTGGGTCTTTGTCCCGGACCTCCTTAAGCCAGTTGTCCATTGATTGTTCAGAATAATCCTCAGCCAAACCGGCAGCTTCAATAATGCGCCCGGCAATACTTCGGGCATTCTTGTCATCAAAGGCAACCGCCAGATTGGCGGCGGAACGGTGATACCGGTACTGCAATTTTCTATTTCCTGGCTGAGGCAGTGAGTTAGTCAACGCTAAAGTGCAGGCGAGTACTGCATCGCCGGCACCTTCCCAAGCTTGGTGGATCTGCTTTTCCATGCCGGGGAAAGGGTTATAGCGGGCTTGCGAAACCAACGGAAGCAGTGTTTTCTCCAAGGCTTTCGCGTGTTTTAAAGCATCCTCCAACCGGCTCTTTGTTTCCGTTCTGAGCGGCAATGCCTCACCTTCTCTTGCCGCGCGGCGCTCGAATTCGTCATCCCAAACCATTTTTTCTTTCAGATATTCGGCGCTGCCTGTTATCCACTTATCCAACTCGGATTCTGTATTCATTGTGAGCCTCCGAAAGCGCGATCCAATGCTGCCGATTTATGGTCGGGTGACAGGTGGGCATAAACCAGCGTCATCTTAATGTCAGAGTGGGTCATCAGTTCCCGAACGGTGTTCAGGTCTACACCGGCCATAACCAGGCGAGATGCAAAAGTATGGCGAAGATCATGAAAGCGGAAGTCTTTGATGTTAGCCGCTTCAATGATGCTGTTGAACGCGCCTTTAACGTCGGTGAGCTGCCCCCCGGTTTGGGGTGACACAAACACATAGGCAGAATCTCCTCGCTGTTTGTGGAGCTGCTTCAGGACTGCATGTGCTCGGTTTGATAATGGTAGCTCGGCGGTTTCGGCAGGCTTGCCAGCTTTGCGCCTGGCGTGTGAGGTTTTCCCGATGACCTTTCGGATCATGCGCAGATTCAGGTCCACGTGATCCCACTTTAGGCTGAAAAGATCCCCCCGCCGGAGCCCGGTTAACATGGCGATCAGAATCAGCGGTTTGAGATAGTCGGCATATTCGCTTTTCTTGATTACAGGGAGTGGCTTTTGCTCTCGTTCAGTCTGCCATTTCCGGTAACGCTGGCGGGCTTCCCTTTTTTTGCGCTCCCGAATATCCAGCGCGGCGATCAAAATCTGCTCCTCATTATCGGTTAGGTAGCGGATCTTGCTTTCCGTTTGCTTATCGGTGAGTGCGCCTTTCAATCGGTAGGTGTTTAATTGATGGTTGGGAATGACTTTTGTGGTTACGGCATGATTGAGCAGGGCTTTCAGGTTAGTCAGCTCCCGGCGGCGAGTTGCCAGGGTCACGTGATTACGTTGCCGATTCCACTTTGCCAGATCCAGTTCATTGATTTCCGTCATTGGCTTGGCGAGAACATGACCGAAAGCATTTTTGATGCTCGATATGAAATAACTCGAATTTGAAATGTTGGCCTCTGCGTGGGCTTTGAAATCACCGTCCAGGTAGCCGGCCAATGTGGTTTGTTCGAGCTGGCGTTTCTGCTTTCGCTCGGCTTGGAAGTCATGGCCTTGAGCGAACAATCCAGTTAGACGCCTTGCCTCCTCTCTGGCAAACGTCAATGTTAATTGCGACGCGTCCCCGATGCGCTCCCGCTTTCCCCGAGTCAGCTCCACGTAATAGGTCTTTGATCCGCTTTTTTGGACTCGAACCAAGAGCCCTTTAACAG